ATGAGTACATTAGAGAGCGCAAAAAAAAGCCAGAAAGAATCTGACTGGCACAGGGCCGATATCGTTGCAGCTCTTCATAAGCAAGGATGGTCGTTGCGTCGTCTGTCCCTGCATCATGGTTACAAAAGCGCCGGGGCTTTGAAGAATGCCCTAGATCGCCCATGGCCAAAAGGCCAAAAAATCATCGCTGATGCTATCGGGATCTCTCCCGATGAGATATGGCCCACTCGTTATCATAAAGCATTTTCAGGTGAATGGAATTAAGCATATGAACCAGATTAACCTGAAAACGCATTATACCGCTCAGGAATTAGCTGATTTGCGGCTTCCTGGATTACCTGAAACCAGGCCTGGAATTGTTGCAAGGGCCAAAAGCCATGGATGGGATTCACGAGCAAGGGCTGGTCGTGGAGGTGGAAACGAATATTCGATTGATAGTTTACCAAACGAGGCCCAGAACGCTCTTAGGGAAAAAATATATCAATCGGTCTTAGCGAATAAGACGACGATGGTGGTCGATCGTTCAAGTGATATTAAGAGCCTAAAGCCACGTAGGGAGCTGACGCTGATTCGTCAATGTCCTGCGCTGCTTGATCGTGAGGTTAATTCATTAACCGAGAAGCAAAAGCAAATCGCCGATGCTCGTGCAGCTTTGGCTCTGGAGGTCGAGAAGCTCCGGGGTGCAGGAATGTCACGCACTGCGGCCGTTAATTTTGTTTCTATGGGGTCGCGTAAAGGGACGTTGCCCGAGCATTTGATGAACTCCGCTGAGCTGGCCAATGCCCGTAAAGGCAGCAGCCGCGCCGGCGTCGGTACCCGTAGCCTGCAGGAATGGGTCAGCGTTTTTGAGTCAACAAAACCAGGTATCGAGCGTATGGCCATGTTGGCTCCCGGTCATCTTAAAGCGAAGAAGCCAGAGCAGATTAAGTGGCTTCCTGACTTCCTGGCTCACTGGCGCAGTCGCAAGGGTCCTTGTCTTACCGAGGCGTACCGAGATTTTAAAGCCGAATGGGCAGCTCTCTATGCTGACCAGCCAGCAATGATTGCGGCGTGCCCCTCCTATGATGCGGTTCGCCGGGCGATGGAGAAGCTGCCGCGCCGAGAGAAAGCGCGTGGCCGTGTCAGTGGTTCTGCTGCGCTGGCTTATGAATGCTTCCAAAAACGTGACTGGTCGCAAATGCCGGTTAATGGTTGCTGGATTGCGGACGGTAAGTCTTTGGAAATGAAGGTCGCCCACCCCGATCATGGCCGTCCGTTCACACCCGAACTGACCCTGATTATTGATGGCCGGACACGCTTTGTCGTTGGCTGGAGCCTGGCATTATCTGAAAGCATTATCGCGGTGGCCGACGCTTACCGTTACGCCATGCGCCACTTTGGTAAGCCACTGTTTGTGTACTCCGATAACGGTGGTGGTGAAACCAACAAAACGCTTGATGCTGACGTGACTGGTATTTTCAGCCGCCTGGGTATTGAGCACCCGACCAGCATACCCGGACGTCCTCAGTCTCGTGGGATCATCGAGCGTCTGAACAAAGGGATACCGCGCCGTGTGGCTATGCAGTTTGACACCTTCAGCGGCGACAGCGCCGACCGTGAGCATGCGCGTATTACCGCTCGTGCTATTCAGTCAGCGGTCAAAGCGCAGGAGAACGGCCGCGAACTAACACCGGTACAGCGTACAGCTTTGGGGAAACTCCCTTCATGGCAGCAGCTGCTTGACGCCATCGCTGAGGAAGTGGACGTCTACAACAATACCCACGAACACAGCGAACTGCCCAGGCGCAACGGTAAGCATCTGACGCCAGCAGCCTACCGCCGGGCCGTTCTTGAGCTCGAAGGTGATGAAACCGAGTATCTGACCGACGTCGAACTTCGGGAAGCGTTCATGCCTGAAATGAGGCGTACCGCGCAGCGTGGCTGGCTTCGTCTGTTCAATAACGATTATTTCTCTGAGGAGTTGATCCAGGTCGACGGCGAAGAAGTGCGCGTGGCCTTCGATATCCACGACCCGGAGTCCGTCATCGTCCGTCGGGTGGATGGTTCTTATGTCTGTACTGCAATCTGGAACGGCAATAAACGCGCAGCGATTCCGGTCAGTGCAATGGATGTAGCTGTTGAAAAACGCCGTCAGCGTCGTATGAAACGCGTTGAAGATAAAGTTCTGGAGATCGAAGCCGAAGGCCGCTCTGTGTTGCCGGGACAACGATTCGATGATTTGAGCAGTTTTATCCCGGCTGAATATACCGTTGAAAAAGAAGAAGAGCCTTATTTCTTCCTTGAGACTGACCGCGACGAATATCTGAAAAAAATCGGTAATACCCGGTAAGAGAGAGAAAATATGAGCATACATGCAGAACTGAATGACCTGATGACCCGCAAAGGCTACAGCCAGACACAGGTAGCCCGTGCTGTTGGCAAAAGTGCCGCCGTTATTAACCAATACCTCCAGGGCAAATATGCCGGTGATGTTCCTTCTATTGATGAACTGGCCCGGAGCTTTATCAACCGTGAAGCGGAAAAAGAAAAATCGCAAAAAATCACAGCTCGCTTTGTTCCGACGGTGACTTCCCGCAAGGGTATGGAAGTTATTCGATATGCACATCTCGATGGCGATCTTAACGTTATCTTCGGCGCAGCTGGCCTTGGCAAAACCATGATTCTGCGCGAGTACGCGGCACAGCATCGTGATGCCTTACTTATTGAAGCCGACCCGGGTTATACCGCTCGTGTGGTTCTGGAGGAGCTCTGTAACCTGCTGGGCCTCAGCAAGCGTGGAAACATGCACGAACTTAGTGAAGCCTGTATCGCGGCTCTGCGTGATTCCGGTCGTCTTCTTATGGTCGATGAAGCGGAAAACCTGCCATACCGTGCACTGGAAACGCTGCGTCGTATCCACGACAAGTCAGGAATTGGCATGGTTCTGGCGGGAATGCCACGACTTATTATAAACCTCAAAGGTAAGCGTGGTGAGTATCAGCAACTTTATAGCCGCGTAGGCTTTGCTCTCTGTATCGGTGATTCTCTGCCGCAGAGCGATATCACTGATATTGCGGTCAGTATGCTGCCTGGTGCAGGTAAAGAAGACGTCAGCGAGGCGCTGTTTAAGGCAAGCCACGGCAACGCTCGCCGGCTATTCAAACTGGTTCGCGGTGTCAGCCGCCACAGTGAGATCAGTGGTAATGCCGTCAGCGCTGGCGCGGTACGTAAGTTTGCCGAAATGCTGATTAATTAGGGGGAGCTATGGCCAAAATTGAAATATCTGTAACCCGAAAAGGAAAAGGCATTGATGTCCAGTGCCGCATGATTAAAGACGATTCTGACTCAGAACAGGTTAAGAAAGCAGCCCGGGTTATTCTGGTTTCACTCGGCGGTTTTATCCATTCAATTCTGAGAAAAATGTTTGGACCAGTTAAAGATTTATCGACTGTTCCAGTGAAAGGCAATGATTCATTTCATTAAATATCAGGAGTCACTATGTGCCGTTTACCTATTAACGATCCCAAAATGATGGCCCCGATTAATCGTCTTATGCGCGGTGGCCTGCAGGTTCTGGACATTAATACCCGTTTCCGTCGCCCTATCGTGGAGGTTGATCGTCCGTTTGAGGCATGGCGCGGTAAGGAAGTGGAAATTACTGAACGCCGCGATGGTAAACAGACTCTGGTCAAAATGCTTATCTGGCGCGGGATGCATGTTATCTGGAGGTAGTATGGCTGAAATTGTTTTCACGGTTAAGGAAGTCAAAGGGGAAGTTCATTTATCCGCAATTATATCGGCTGAAGAAACGGATTCCCGTTTGGTTAAAGATACTTCCAATATTATTGCACCGTTAATGCTGGCGACTGCCAGCGCTGAAATCGCGAAGTTTTTTCAACATTTAAATGAGGCAAATCATGAATAATCAGCAAAAGCAATTTACGGAAAAAACCGCACCTGAAGGTTACTGGGTTGATGCTAAAGATGCATTTATCCCTGTTAAACTTCTGAAGCCTATTGACCTGGCCCGGGATACGCTGGTTGGCGAGATCGTAACTAAAGCTATCGAGCTGAATAAGCTGATGAAGAAATTTAAAGAAAGTTCGTTTGGCGATATCGGGGCTTTCGTCGACCTTTCCGCTAACGAATATGGCGTTAAGCTGGGCGGAAAAAAAGGCAACGTTACGCTCTATAGCTTTGATGGCCGCTATCTGATTCAGCGGGCTATGGCTGACCGCATCGCCTTTGATGAGCGTATGCAGGCAGCGAAGAGCCTCATTGACGAATGCCTTGCTGACTGGACTGAGGACGCTCGCCCGGAGCTGAAAGTATTTATCAGCCGCGCATTCTCGACTGATAAAGCCGGTAATGTTTCCACGGGCGCGGTGCTGAACATTCGTCGTTATGATATCGACGATCCACGCTGGCATAAGGCGATGGATGCTATCGGCGAATCCTTACAGGTTATCGCGACAAGCTCTTATATTCGTATTTACGAACGTATTGGTGACACTGACCAGTACATGCCTATTGCTCTGAATATGGCGACGGTGTGATATGAACGCGAAAGAGTTTAACCGGAAATATAAATCAGGTACCACGTTCTGGCATCAACGCCCAAAAGAAACCGAGCGTCGGGCCGTAAGAACTGTTGCAGCGGCTATGGATTTGAAGTCAGCAACAATTGTGGAAATTAACGTAGAGCCCTGGCTTGCAAACGTGAACTCTCTTACGCGCCAGGATTAATTAAACCTTAAATATTTTTTCAAATGGCGTAATGCGTCAGGGGATGCTTACGCCTGAATATGGGGTTTCAACAATGAAAATATCAGCTGAAAGATTTATTGACCGCCTGATGATGACCACTCATCTACGGGCGGTCACCTGGTTGTTTTGCGTTTTCTTTTTCATCGTCGTATGGGGCTTAGGTATTCACTACAGCCTGAAAATGATTGAGCTGTTATTCACTATGTTTAAGGGGGCTTAAGTGGGCTTTTATAAAATATCCACAAAAACGGCGCTTGGCGCATGGGACAATGAAATTAACCAACGTATTTCTCTGAAAGAAAAAGCGGACGCATTCGCTAAAAAATTTGGCGGTAAGCCTGTCTTTTATTATAGCGCTACAGATTATCACTTTCACGGTCTGTCATTCGATGCCGCGCCATTGATTGGCCATAGCAGTTTATGGACGCTCTCCCGTTCGCAGAATGGTTATACCCGCGAGCCCCGGGGTAAGACCCGTATTCCCCGTGAGCGCCGCGAGGAGCATCAGCAGCTGCTGGACGCATGGGATGATGGTCGCCCCACGGAAAGAATATCAAGGGAGCCTTACTGGAAAGCGCTTGGCCTTGAATGGAGGATATTGATCCTGTGTGGCATTACCCACTACCGGGTCAGGGATGTGATTTATTTCAAAACCGACGCCAGACCATCCCCGGATTCCGGTGCAATCGAAATTGTTGAATCGGAATTTAAAGCCGCTGAAAAAATATTGGGCTCATAACAGGGGGCGATTATGGCTGGATATCTCTGTGTCTCAGGTTGCGAAGTTCAGGATATGGGTAGCAAGCGTATTTATCACCTTAATGATAACTCCGTTGTAATTGAGCACCCTGATTACCCAGGAAAGACACGATTTCAATTTTATACCCGTAGCGGTCAGTCAATCCGTAAACCGGCTGATAAAACCGCAATGAAACAGGCTGTAGAACGCCATAAAAAACGCTGGAGATTAGCATGAATACCGAAAACCGTTTTATTACCACCTGGACAGGTCAGCACTTCTATTTTTGTAATTCAGGCGCTGACGTTATTTATATTGATGATATCGCCCAGGCGCTTTCTAATCTGTGTCGCTTTACGGGCCATCTGGATGAGTTCTATAGCGTCGCTCAGCATTCTGTACTGGCCAGCTATCTTGTACCGCCTGAGTTTGCACTTGAAGCTCTCCTGCATGATGCCAGTGAGGCTTACTGCAATGATATTGCTGCGCCGCTGAAAGCGTTGCTGCCTGATTATCGCGGTATTGAGAAATGGGTTGAGGGTTTAATCAGCCAGAAGTTTGGCCTTCCCGAAACTATGAGCCCAGAAGTTAAACGTGCTGATCTCATTATGCTGGCCACAGAACGCCGCGACCTGTTTATTGAAGACGATTCTGAATGGGCCATTCTCAGGGGCATTCAGCCTACGGATGAATTTACCATCAGCCCGATGTTACCCCGTCAGGCACGAAAGCTCTTTATCGATCGCTGGCGCGAACTCAAGAAAGGATATTGATAAAAGATTTTGCACAACAGGTCTATTAATCATTCGAAATAATGAGGTGATTATCATGATTAAAAAAGATAAAAGCCATGTAAGCAAATGGCACTCTGGATTAAAAGGAAAACTGTGGAGCAGTAGAGAAATAGCCTATTTAATCGAACATGGTAACAGCAAGCCATTAATGGATTTATCAGCAGAATTAGAGCGCAGCTATCATTCGGTAAAGGGAATGCGCCACAAATTGGGGTTAGGCAAGCGTAAAAGTTATCGTTTCTGGACTAAGCAAGAAATAGATTTCCTCAAATGTAATGCAGGGAAGATGGTATGCAGAGATATCGCGAAAAATTTGGGGCGTAGTCTGCAATCTGTAAAAGGTAAGGCTGAATACATGAGACTCAGCCTTATATGCATCGGAGAAAATCACCCTTGCGCCATTCACAGTGATGAGGATGTATTGCTTTGCCGCGAACTTCATACTGCCGGAATGAGTGTAAAACTTATTGCTGAAAAAATGGAAATATCGCTGGGGGCCGTTCTGGCTATTGTATATGGCCACCGCATGACGCAGCAAGACCGGATCCTGTTCGAGCTGGACAGAATGGACGCCAGAAGATGAACAAAAAGCTTATGAGTGAGGCATCCCGGTTTCAGACATCGTCTGAACGCGCATCGTTCTGGAGATGGATTATCGGCACATTAAGTGCCGCTCTAATTATGTTCGTTATTTTTAATTTATCCTGATGGAGTCAATATGAATATCAACAGAGAGCCTGATTATATCCGCACCGTACAACCAACAACGGAACTAGCCTTCGAGCAAAACTTCCGTGATGCGATTGAAGGTATCGGACATATCCGCCGTGCGCTGGAGGAAACCTTTGGCGGGCTGCACGGAACGCATTGTGAGCCCGATATCCTGATGGACTGCAAGCAGTTAGTTGATGCTATCTATGCTGCTTACAGGTCTGCCGGTAACGCCGATTCTGGTAACCCGACTGACAGGGTCATCAGCATCAGACACAAGGATTATGCTCATCTGGCGGATGATCTAATGCCAGCTCGCTTATGGCTTGAGGCATCGCCGCAGCCTTCTGACCTCCAGACAAGCTCGCTGGTAATGTGGGTCAAGCGCCTTTCCCTGTCACTTCGTTCGGCATGCCCTGATAACAAATTACCCAAAGCTGCGATGGGTTATCTGCAAAACAACGGTCTGATCAGCATTGCTGATTGCCTTCGGGGGAACAATGAAGAACCTCCTGCGTAATATGACCGCGGGTAACTTTAACCGGCGTTATCCAGTGGGCTCCCGGTTCCGGTATTACATCGTTCCCGGGATGCCTGAAGTAGAAGAAGTTGTCACCACCTCAGAAGCCTGGCATGTACGTAACGGCCGACTGGTCGTCCGGGTTGCCGGGAAAATCGGGGGCGTATCGGTCAACAAACTCGAACCCATTCAGTGAGTCATTCTTGCAGGCACTTTGCTGAGTGCCTGCCGTAATGGCAACCAACAGGAGGTAATATGTCCACTCCAGCAAAACGCGGCCTTATCGGGGCCATCAAAGCCGGTCAGGCTCATCTGGGCTGGGATGACGCGACATATCGCGCTGTTCTGGCCCGTATGTGTAACGGCAAAACCTCATCAACCAAATGCTCCCTCGACGAGCTGCAGGCCGTGCGTGAATACATGCATGAGCAGGGCTTCCCCCGCCAGTCAGCCCGTCACGGCAAGCGGCCAAATGTGGCCCGTTCGCGCAAAACGATGCTCAGCAAAATTGAAGCTTTGCTTGCAGATGCAAAACGCCCGTGGAATTATGCCGAGAAAATGTGCGATCATATGTTTCAGGTCCAGCGTGTGGAATGGTTGACGGATGAACAGCTAACCAAACTGATGCAGGCGCTGGCCATAGACGCAAAGCGGCGTAAAAAACGGGAGACAACCGATGAATCTGCAACAGGTAACAGAGCTACTGCCCCCGGTAGTCATTCAGATAGCTGACCTCATCGGCTTCCCGGCCACCGAGCGCTTGCTGTCCGCGTTCGGTGGCACCACCTTCCCGATCGGAAAAGGTCTCCGTGCCCTTGGCGCTCAACGCGCCGCTCTCCTCCGCGATACCATCGGTGACAACAACGCCCAGATATTGTTTAAAAACTTTGGTGGGTTCCCGCTTTATCTGCCCCGTTGCGAGCTGGCATTGCGCGAGTTGCGTAACCTGCAGTTCCTGGCAGACTTCGACGAGGCCAGCCGGAACGGTGTTTCTTCGTTAATGGCCATGACGTTACTGTGTCCGAAATACGGATTTGGTGATCGCACCGGTTGGCGTCTACTGGCGCAGCGGAAAAGTGTGGCTGAATACAATCAAGACTCATTGTTTTAAAGAGGCTTTATGAGATATATAGCTTTACTTCTTCTGGTTACGAGCTCTTGTTCAGTTGCAAAAATGGTGTCCAATGCTAAGGCAGTTGAAACCTATCAAATGCAGTTAGAACAAACTAAAAAAATGCTGAATGAGGTTCAGCAAACGCTTATAGCATCCGATGCAGTGATCGCGATGTACAAAAATCTCGGATACACAACACCCGAGGTTAGAGCGATGAGTCGACATTTGATTATCCTTGGAGAAGATATCCAGCATTTGTATGGTGATATCTCACTTAAGCCAACCCCATTTTATGCATGTACTTCTGTACCGTCAGCTGCCTATAATTTCTGGTCACAGAGACTAAGCAGTGTTTCTAAAGACGATCCTGAAGCTCTTAAGGTTGCTGCAAATCACTACATCAAGCAGGCGAATGATTGTGTGTATGCAATAAACAATCCTCCGCCAAAAGAGATTGAAGAAAGCGAACAGCTTCAAATCATTGACGTTACGCCATAACCCACTGACACCCGTCAATCTGATTTCCTGATCTCCCTCCCGCGATACTGACATCACCTTAACTCCCTGTGGTGTCAGTTCATGAATCTCAACGACTTCCAGCGTGCCGCCGGCATTACGCAACAGCGGGCGCAGCAATGGCTTGATCCGCTGAATGCGGCCATGGCCGAATTCTTTATCAATACCCCATTGCGTCAGGCTGGCTTTATCGCGCAGCTCGGCCATGAAAGCACCCGCTTTGCCGTCATCAGCGAAAACCTGAACTACCGTGATGCTGCGCGTCTGGCGATGATTTTCCGCTCTGACTTCGACCGCAACAAAAACCGCAAGATTGATCCGGCTGAGCTGGAGTTTGCCCGGGGCTTTGTCGGTAAACCGCAGGCCACAGCTAACTTTGTCTATGCCAGCCAGGGCGGGAACGGCCCGGAATCCTCCGGCGACGGCTGGCGTTATCGTGGTCGTGGCTTAATTCAGATCACCCTCAAAAACAACTATCGGGCCTGCGGGCAGGCGCTGGGGCTGGACCTGTTGAACAATCCCGACCTGTTACTTGAACCGGTGAATGCCGCCCGTTCTGCCGCCTGGTACTGGTATCAGCACGGCTGTAATGCGCCGGCGGATGCGGCCAACGTGGTCGAAGTTACCCGCAAAATTAACCCCGCGCTGGTTGGCCTTAACGACCGCGCCATGCTCTTCGAGAAAGCCCGGAGGGCGTTATGTCCCTCAAAGAACTGATATCTAACCCGTCGGGCCGGCTCAGCACCTCCGACACCATTACGTTTTTTACCTTTCTGGTCACGTCCGCGATCGTCATCTGGTACGGCTACAGCCTGCAGCTGCAGGAGTGGATGTTTACCGCCTACATCGTCGCGTGGGCGGGTCATAACATCGGGTCCAAACTGGTGGCCATGAAGCGCGATCAGCCCGCCGCCCCGACGAACGGAGGTACCCCCGATGGTCAGTAAACTCTGGACGCTGGTTAAACCGCTGCTCCCCTGGCTGGTTGCTATTGCGCTGATTCTGTTTGCGGGGATCTGGATTGGTATTCAGGTATGCGCCAGCCAGATGCGTGGAGATGTACAGACGGCGAACAACGCGACGGCTACCGTCCAGAAGGCGTTCGACGATTACAAGATTGAGCGCGAAAAAACGGATGCCGACAAGGCCAGACAGAACCAGTCACAGCTTCAGGCACAGGTAAATCTTGCTGAACACTACCGCCAGCAGGCGGACAAATTGTCCGGGGAGCTGCTGGCCAAAGGCAAAGCTCTGACGATCGCACAGCAAAAACTGAAGGAAAAAATTGATGAACTCGCACGCAAAGATGGTGCTGGCTGGACTGGTATCGGTCCTGGCGCTTTGTGCCTGTACCAGCAGAACCTCGGCTATCCAGCCGGACCCGGTTGTAGTCAATACCTGTCAGCAGCCAACAGCGGAAATGCTGGATATTCCGGCGATGCCGGCAGCGCCGGCGGCGGACTCTCTCCCCGGGGAATCCTCGGCCACAGCAACGACTACGGCGAATGGTGCCAGCTCATCCGCAACAAACTGAACACCATCCGCCAGCTCTACGGTAAGGAGCCACAATGAACCCAGACCAGCTTTACCAGTTACTTCTCGGTCTTGTCACGTTGTTCGGCGGTATCTGGATCCGCCGCCTGCAGCTCGATATCCGCGATCTGGAAGAATCGGTTGACCGTATCAGAACCGAATACCAGCGCCGGGACGATGCCTCGCGTGATTACAGCCTGGTATCGGACAACATCCGGGACATCAAGAACTCACTTAACCGCATCCTCGACAAACTGGACAAGAAGGCAGACAGGACATGAAGGCCAGACAAAAGCGGCGGCAGCGTCGTATCACTACAGCAAACGTGACGCCGTCGGTCAGGCTGGCCAGCGATGACCCGTTATTGCTCCTGCAGAAGTTGCTGACGGAACAGCGCCGGCCGTTCTCCCCTGACATCATGCCGGAGCTGGAGAAAATCTCCGGGGCGGTGATGCGGATCGACAGGCGTATTGATGCGATGGAAAGCCGGGTTATCCGTCAGGGCGCTATCTCCGGCGGGCTGACCGGGGCGCTGTCGGGCGGGCTGGTCGTGACGACCATTTCCTTAATCAAGGCCAAGATGGGGTTCTGATATGGCGCATCCGCCCGAGACAAGGGAAAAAGTACGGCGGCTTTATATTCAGAGCCAGCTGTCACTGCAGATCGTTTCTTCACAATGCGGCGTCAGTTTTGCGACGGCCGCCCGCTGGAAGAAAGACGCGCAGGACAGCGGCGACGACTGGGACAAGCTCCGTGCCGCGAACGTGCTGGCGGGTAATGGCATGGAGGACGTCGGCCGGGCCATCCTGATGGGGTTGCTGGTCCAGTATCAGACCACCATTGAACAGCTCAACGTTGATTCACAGCTGCCGCCACAGGCACGCGTTGAGCTGCTGGCCAGTCTCAGTGATGCCTTCAATAAAGCGACGGTGGCGAGCAAGCGCGTTTTGCCGGAGACCTCGCAGCTGGCCACGGCCATGGAAGTGCTGACGATGCTCAGTACCTTCATCAGTGAAAAATACCCGAAGCATATGGAGGCCTTTGTCCAGGTGCTGGAACCCTTTGGTAATGAGGTGCAAAAACACTATGGCTGATCATAACTGGCGGGAAGGTCTGGCTCAGTCTCACCAGCGGGGATTTGTTACAGCACGCTACATCGACCCTCGGGAGCTCAAGTCCCTGCAGAAAGCGTTAAGTTCACTAAGTAAAAAGAGAGATAGCACTATGGCTGACAAATTAATCCGGGTGAATAGCCGCGTCAGCGTGATGGCCAGTCAGGTGGCTTATGTCATCGCGCCGGAGTTTCAGGATCGTATCGAAGTTCACCTGCTCGATGGCCGCGTTGAGGAGCTTGAATACTCTATGCGTAACGACCGCTGGAGCGCTAAAGACCGCTTTGAACAGGCTGTTAACAACGCTTTAAGGGAGAAATAAATCATGTTTATTTCCGCCGTTGTGAAAAATGTGTCTCACGATCGCCTGTCATTCATCTGCCCGGGCTGTGGTTTTCCCCATCAGGTGACGATTGGTCAGGGCGACGGGCCGCGCTGGGACTGGAACCATGATTATGTTCGTCCGACCTTTAACCCCAGCATCCTGGTGACCTGGGAAGAGCCGAGCGATAACCCGGCGCATTTTGATGACCGGACTAAGGACTTGCACCGTATCTGCCACAGCTTTGTGCGCGATGGTCTTATCCAGTATCTGGCGGACTGCACGCACGAACTGGCCGGGCAGACAGTCCCGCTTTCGCGTATCGGGGAATAACTGTGGCGCGTAAAAAGAATGTCACACTGAACAAAAAGGAGTTTGAGGCCCAGCTCAACGAGCTGGCCGCATCGCTGCGCCGGTCCATCGAGGCTGAACAGGTCGGCTTTGACCCGTCTCAGGAGGCCGTCAATCAGCGCCGCGAGGCGGTCAGGGATCCGGTTAACGGCTTTCGTTATTTCGTGCAGAACTACTTCCCGCACTATATCCGCCATAAAGATGAGTCGGAGCTGCATAAGTTCCTGTTTCAGCGTCTTCCTGAAATCGTTAACGCGACCGTCAGTCAGCAGGACGCCATCGCCGCTCCCCGTGGTGAGGCCAAATCGACCATCGTCAGCCAGCTCTTTGTTCTGTGGTGCATCATCCTTGAGCTGAAAAAATACCCGGTCATCATCATGGACAGTATCGACCAGGCCTATCCGATGCTGGAGGCCATCAAGGCCGAGCTCTGCTGGAACCCGCGGCTGAAGATGGACTTTGCCGACGCCTGCGGTGCGGGCCGCGTCTGGCAAATGGGTACCATCCTGACAGCGACCGATATCAAGGTGCAGGTTGCCGGCAGCGGTAAAAAGCTGCGCGGCCTGCGTCATGGTCCGTATCGTCCCGATCTGGCTGTACTCGATGACATTGAAAACGATGATCTGGTCCGCAACCCGGACCAGCGCGACAAGCTGGATAACTGGCTGAAAAAGACCGTCCTGCCGCTGGGTGGTGCGGGGGCCAAGTTTGATGTGATCTACATCGGGACCATTCTGCATTACGACTCGGTGCTGTCACGTACCCTGAAAAACCCGCTGTGGAAGCGTAAACGATTTAAAGCCCTTATCACCTGGCCGTCAGACATGACGCTGTGGGATAAGTGGGAAGAGGTCCTGCGTAACAATGACGAGGACGGCGAGCTGCTGGCCCGGGCGTTTTACGATGAACACAGGGAGGCAATGGAAGCCGGCGCGGTAGTTTCCTGGTCAGCGCGGCCACTCTATACCCTGATGTTGATCCGCGCCCGTGACGGTCACAGTACCTTCGACAGTGAATACCAGAATGACCCGGTCAGCGGCGATGATGCGCCGTTCGCCACGTGTATCACCTTCTGGGTTAACCGGCTGAAGGAATGGTCATTCTTTGGCAGCATCGACCCCAGCCTGGGTCTTAAAGGTAATTCCCGCGACCCGTCGGCGATCCTTGTTGGCGGGTTTAACCGGATGACCGGAGTCATGGACGTCGTCGAAGCCCGCATCAAAAAGCGTCTGCCGAGTGTCATTATCAGCGACACCATAGCGCTGCAGCGGGAATACGGCTGCCTGTGCTGGTCGGTTGAAGCCGTGCAGTTTCAGGAGTTCCTGCGTACCGAGCTGGTCCGTCAGTCAGCGGAGCTGGGGGTTCCGGTTCCGGCGATGCCGGTCACCCCACATTCAGACAAAATCCTGCGTATCGAGTCCCTGCAGCCTTACGTATTCAACAAACTGATTCGGCTCAGCCCGACCCAGGTCACCCTGATAGAGCAGCTCCGCCATTTTCCGATGGCAGACCATGACGATGGCCCGGATGCCCTGCATATGCTCTGGGCGCTGTGCAACTCCTTTGGGACGCGTGACGGTTTCCGCCACGTTCCGCGCCGGCAGGACGATGACAGAGATGATGACAACAGACATTCAGGCCAGCAGCGCCAGCGGTCCCGCTCGCGCTTTGGTAACGGAGGATGGTAATGGGCAAGATAGTTGATCAGTGGGGCCGCCCATTTGATAAGGCGGTGACAAAAGCGCCGCAGACAGCACGGATGATTCAGCTTAACAGCACGTATCCCGATCACCCGTCGCGGGGGCTGACGATTCGCCGTCTGCCCCGGATACTGCAGGAAGCCGAGCAAGGTTATCTTTCCGCTCAGGCTGACCTTTTTGACGATATGGTCGAAAGGGACGGCCATATTTTCTCGGAGATGGCCAAGCGTAAGAATGCGCTGCTGGGTCTCGACTGGAGCATCGAGCCTCGCCGTAACGCGACGTCGGAAGAGAAGAACCTCGCGGCGATGGTTCAGGAGTGGTTCGACTCACTGGATAATCTGGAAGATATCATCCTGCAGGCAGCGGATGCGATCGGGCATGGGTTCAGCTGTCAGGAGCTGGAGTGGGAGCTTGAAGAGAATGTCTGGCTACCCAGCGCCGCCCACCTGCGGCCGAATCGTTGGTTCCAGGCTCGCCCCGACCGTGGCGATATTATCCGGCTGAATGATGGCAGCATCGACGGTGCCGAGCTGATGCCTTTCGGCTGGATGGTACATAAGCATAACGCGAAAACAGGCTTTACCGGTCAGTCTGGCCTGTACCGCGTGCTGGTCTGGCCGTACCTGTTCAAGAATTTTGCGGTTCGCGATCTGGCAGAGTTCCTGGAAATTTATGGTCTGCCGGCACGCGTTGGTAAATACATGGCCGGCGCAACGGACCAGGACAAAGACGCGCTGTTTGAAGCGCTGGTCACGCTGGGCCATAACGCGGCGGGTATTATTCCGCAGGGTACCGATATCGACTTCAAATCGGCAGCATCCGGCCAGGCAGACCCGTTCGTCGCGATGATAGACTGGTGTGAACGCACACAATCAAAAGTGATCCTCGGGGCAACTCTCACCAGCCAGGCCGATGGCAAGACCTCAACCAATGCGCTCGGCAACGTGCACAACGACGTTCGCCACGACATCCTGGTCTCTGACGCCAAGCAGCTGCATGGCTTCTTTAGCAACATGATTGATATGTTGCTGCGTATCAATGGGTACGAGGTCTCCCGTCGCAAGCTTCCTAAATTTCTCTTTGACACTCGGGATATCGAAGAGATCGCGTCCTTTTCCACTGGCGTTAAAAACCTGGTTGAATCAGGTGTTAAAAGCATTCCTGCGTCCTGGGTGCATAAGAAACTGGGTATCCCGGTCCCACAGAACGATGAAGCGGTACTGGAGACACCCTCGCAGGCCAGCGCACCGTCACCGGTTGCACTGAGTCAGCGTTTCCGGCGTATTGCCGCCCTGACCACCGCCGCAGAGCTGTCAGACCCGGCGCAGGAGGCGCTGGATAACGGCCGTCCGGTGCCGGAGAAGATCGCCGCCGCCATGCAGAACCTCATCGCGCCGCTGGTCGCTGCCCTGCAGGATGGCCGCCTGCCTGATGAGGCCATGGATATCATTGCCGGCAGTTACCCGGACCTGGACGACAGCGAGCTGGTGACCCTGCTGGAGCAGGCGCTGTTTGTCGCGGACGTATGGGGGCGGCTGAATTCCGATGCCTGACAGCGTTGACCTGAGCTATGCGATTGGCCTGAAACCCGCTCAGGCCATCGATTATTTCCAGTCCAAGGGCTACACCATAGGCTTTAACTGGCATGAGGTGGAGGCGCGGGCGCACGCGACGGCGTTCACCGTCGCCGGCATCCTTCGCCAGGATATTCTGCAGGACGTGCGTGCCGGCCTGCAGGATTCACTGGATAACGGGCTGACGCTGGAACAGTTCCGCCGGCAGATGACGCAGAAACTGACGCAGAAAGGCTGGCTGGCCGATAAGGCGAAGCTGGTCGCCGATGAGGATGGCGTACTGGAGGGCAAGCAGTTAACCCCGCGCCGGCTACGCACCATCTTTGAAACCAATATGCAGTCGTCCTATGGTGCCGGCCGCTACGCCCAGCAGATGGAGAATGCCGCCGACCGCCCGTACTGGACGCGCGTGGCGGTCATGGACCTGCGCACACGGCCTGCACACGCGGCGCTGAACGGACTGACGGCCCGCTATGACGATCCCATCTGGCAGTTTGCCTATCCGCCCGACGGCTGGGGATGCCGCTGCCGCGTCCGGGCACGTTCGCAAAGCGATATCGACAGCAGCAAAAGCATCTCCGTCTGGTCGAGCGAGGGGCATCTGGAAACCGTGCAGCAGGCATGGGGGCCGCAGGATACCCGCGAGGTGCAGGCATTTCGCTACAACGGTCAGCTCTATACCCCTGATGCCGGCTTTGGCCACAATCCGGGTCAGGGCTGGTTGGCGGGTCTCGGTCAACGCCTGATGGATCGCTCAACCACAGCACCACCACAGATGGCCGCGCTGGCTGTTCAGCGCACATTTTCGGAGCCACAGCTGCTTGACGCGCTCACGTCCGACATGCGCCGCTTCGTGAATCAGTCGCTGCTGCGTGAGCCAGCCGGTGCTTTCCGTCATGCCGGCGCACTCAGCACCCGCACGCTTGATGCGCTGGCCGGTCGTGGCCGTATGCCCGACGCCGCAGTGATGACGGTGACCGACAGCGCGGTGGTACAGTCACCCGGACCTCTCTGGGAGCTGTTGCCGGCACAGTTGCGCCAGCCTGCAGCGGTTCTGGCTGATGGTGACGATCTGCTTTATGTCATCCGCAATGGCGAGTCACTCCACCAGGTGCGGGCCGTTCCCGGGCAGAACGCTGCCGGTTACGAGCTGCAGTTACCGGACGGCGGTGCAGAACTGACACCGGCCTCCCTGCAGTCGCTGGCGGAGTTACCGTTACTGGAGGGTTCGTTTGATGGCTTATAACATCGTTTTTGACGTCACCGACTTTGAGCGCTCGCTGGGCGAGCTGATCAACAAATTCGAGAAACGTGCGCCGTTGATGAAGATGCTGGCCGGTCTGATGGAAGACTCGGTCCAGGAGAACTTCGAGCAACAGGGCCGGCCCAAATGGCAGCACTGGAAAAGCAATGCCTACTGGGCGCAGCGTCGGGGCGGTAAAATACTCCAGCGTTCCGGTCGGCTGGCGTCGAGCATCACGGCTTACAGCGATAATGATATGGCGACGGTCGGGACCAATGTCGTCTACGCCGGCATTCACCAGTCCGGCGGGAAGATTAACATCCCCGCTCGCAGCCAGCAGGCATACTATCGCCAGAATAAGGATGGCACTCTGAATAACAAGTTCGCCCGCAAGAGCAAAGCCAACTACAGCGAGTGGCATACTATTCCGGCTTATGAGATCAATATGCCCGCACGTCCGTTCCTGCGCCTGACCGAATCCGACATCAGCGATATGGAAGAAAAAGCGACGGATTATTTCAGCCAGATCTACCAATAATCCGCCAAACCCGAAAACGCGCTGTAACGCATCACAGGGCGTTCTCTCACATCCATGGTGACGGAACTACCTTAACGGGGTGTTCAGGCGTTTTTAAAAGCGGTTTAAAAACGTTTAGCGCTATTGCCCTGCACCGGGACAGAGTGACATGATGTTCCCGCCATCCCCTCCTTTATATACCCACTGACATCCTTCAGTCTGTTGCGCCGAAAATATCCCTGTAATGTCGGCGTCATGAAAACTCGTATCGCGTCACTCTCACAGGTTATCAACGCCGCCACTCGCGGCGTGATCCAGCTGTTACCGGCCGGCACCTTCCGTGCCGGCGACGGTCGCCCGGCTGAATGCCCTGACGGCTGGTTTATTGACGGCACTATCGCGGCCGCTCTCATCGCAGCGGCTGACGCCCGCCAGACCCCTTATGTCATCGACTACGAACACCAGACCCTGCGATCGGCGAAGAACGGTCTGCCGGCTCCGGCTTCCGGCTGGTTCAAAAAGCTGGAATGGCGTGAAGGGGTTGGCCTGTTTGCAGTGGATGTTGAATGGACTGACGCCGCCGCTGCCGCTATCGATGCCGGCGAATACCGGTTTATCTCCCCCGTATTTTTGTACGACACCAGTGGTCTGGTCACCACGTTAATCAACGCGGCCCTGACCAATACGCCCGCCCTGGACGGTATGGATGAGGCAATGCTTGCTGCTGCCTCACTCCTGGCCGCCGCTTCTACTGAGGACACAACGATGGATGAATTACTGGAGCAGCTCCGCTGGTTCCTGGGTCTGCCCCTTTCGGCCACGAAAGAGGATGTGCTCACCGAGTTGCAGAAACTCATCAACAAAATCAAGGCAGCTGACAGCGAAGCCGCTGCAGGCCTGGCCTGGATTAACGGGCTTGAAGCCAGCATTGCAGCGCTGACGTCACAGATTGAAACCCCGGACCCGGCTCTTTGGGTTTCCGTGGATGTCATGAATCAGGCGATCGAGCAGGCCCGCGCGTCCGGTGATGAGCAGATTGCACAGCTCACCCTGCAGCAGTCCTCTGAGCTGATTCAGACAGCGCTGTCGGATGGTCGTCTGCTGCCGGCGCAGAAGGGATGGGCGGAGGCGCTGGCCAAATCCAGCCCCGACAAACTCCGCGACCATCTGAGTAAACAGACCCGTATCGCGGCGCTCACTACCACCCAGACCGGTGGCCGTCCGCCGGCTGGCCTGCCGTCCAGAACCGTCGATGCCCCGGAAGATGAGCTGAATCCGGCGGTGCTCAGCATGATGGGTCTTGATCCGAACGATTTTAAAGAGGGAAACAGCAATGTCTGATCGTAACACTCCCTGGCGCAATGGCGAACTGGTCGCCGCGTCGGTGGCTGCGGCCACGATGATTTATGGCGGTCATATGGTCGGGCTTAACGCCAGTGGTCTGGCCGTTCCCGCCTCGGCCAGCGCGACCCTGACCATCTTCGGCGTCTCCGATGAGTACGCCGATAACACCGCCGGTGCGGCCGGAGCGACGTCGGTGATGGTCCGTCGCGGTAAAGCCTGGAAACTGGCCAACCTGTCCGGGGATGCCGTCACCCAGGCAGATGTCGGTAAATCCTGCTATGTCGCCGACAGCATTACCGTGGCAAAAACCAGCAATACCAACGTGCGACCGGTGGCCGGTACCGTTATTGCCGTCGAGTCCGACGGCGTCTGGGTTGAAATTTAAGGAGATCAGCCGTGATTGTTAACAAGCAGAACCTGAAAACCATTTTTACCGGTCTTAAGAAGACCTTCCAGAATGCGTTTGATCAGACCCCCAACGACTGGCAGCAGATTGCGATGGTCGTGCCGTCTGGCACTAAAGAAGAGAACTACGCTTGGCTGTCGCGCTTCCCGAAAATGCGTGAGTGGTTGGGTGAAAAAGTAGTGAAAGCCCTTGAGGCGTTTAACTACACCATCCGTAACAAGGACTGGGAAGCAACTATCGAGGTCGATCGCAACGATGTCGAAGATGACACCATGCTGGGCTATGCGCAGCAGGCTCAAGGCGCGGGCCAGTCTGCCGCAGAGCTGCCGGCCGATATCATCGGGCGACTGCTGAGCGGCGGGTTCACCAACCTCTGTTATGACGGTCAGTACTTCTTCGATACGGATCACCCGGTCGGTAAAGGGTCCGCCTCCAATAAAGGGACCAAAGCGCTGTCGGCCGCAACGTTCGCCGCCGCTCAGGCGTCCTTCGGTGCCGCCCGTGCGGCGATGCGTAACTTCAAGGACGACGAAGGTGAAAGCCTGCGTATCCAGCCAGGGCTGCTGGTTGTCCCGCCGGCACTGGAGGATATTGCCAATTATCTGATGACGGCCGATCGCTTCCCGGACAACACGCCGAACATCTACAAGGGGACAGCGAAAGTGCTGGTGTGGCCGGGGCTGGCAACCGACACCGAGTGGTACCTGTTTGACGTGACCAAGCCGGTCAAGCCGCTGGTCTATCAGGAGCGTAAGAAGCCTGTGTTTGTCGCGCAGACCAACCTGGACAGCGATGACGTCTTCCTGATGAAGAAGTACAAATTTGGTGCCGAGGCCCGCTCCAACGGCGGCTATGGCTTCTGGCAGATGGGTTTTGGTTCAACAGGGGTGGATGCATAAATGCCTTTAATTACGATTACTGCAAAGCGCGACGGGTTCCGTCGCTGTGGTGTAGCACACCGTGACGTGCCTGTGGTCTGGCCGGATGGCAGTTTTACGGACGAGCAGATCGCCATCCTGCGTGCTGAGCCGTCGCTGGTTGTCCACCTCGGCCCGGTCAGTGGCGATGTCGACAAGTTGAAGGCCGCACTAGGTCGTGTTCAGGAGCTGGAATCTCAGCTGGAGGACGTGACCACTGACCGCGATCGTCTGCAGGCTGCGCTGGCACTTAAGACAGTAAGCCTGTCACCGGGGGAGAAGGATAACGCCGTTGACGATACTGCAGCGGCTGAGTCGTCAGCCAAAGCGAGCTTGTCACCCACGGCCAAGGAGACCGCCGCTGACGATACTGCAGCTGTTGACTCCTCTGCCAAAGCGAAAAAGTAAGGGGCTGCTATGTACGCCACCCGGGCCGATATGGTCCTGCAGTTCGGCGAGGGGGAGTGCATCTCCCTCTCCGACAGGGATTTCACCGGTCAGATTGATGATGAAGTGCTGAACGGCGGCCTGCAGCGGGCCTCCGCCACCATCGACAGCTACCTGTCCGGCCGTTATCCGGTGCCGTGGCCAGATACGCCCGGGATCCTCGTGGATAAATGCTGTGACATCGCCCGGTACAAACTGACCGGGGCGGAGACGCAGAACACCGAAGAGATCAGGGAGCGTTATGAAGATGCGATTCGTTATCTGGAGCAGGTTGCTAAGGGGAATATCACACTTGGCCGTCTGCCAGACGGCTCAGTGGCTCAGGGCGGGAGTCTGTCCCGCTTTTCCTCTAATGGCCGGGTTTTCGGGCGCGATGAAACGGGCGGAGGTGCATTTTGATTATCACGCAAATCGAATCCGCCATTATCGACAGGCTCACCCGGGGGCTCGGCAAACTGGTCCGCGAGGTGCATTCCTACAGTGGCGAACTCGATGGCGAACCTGCTGAGGTCATTCGCCAGTTGCCAGGTGTCTGGGTCACCTTTGGCGGTATTCAGGGCTCAGAGCTGCTGAGTACCGCCCGTAATAAATGGCGTGACACCGGGCGGTTCGTCGTCATTGCCGGGGCGCGAAACGTACGCAATGACGAGGCTACCCGCCACGGTGGGCCGGCATTCGGCGAGGTCGGCACTTATCAACTGGTTTATGCCATCCGCCGGCTACTGGCCCGCCAGGACTTAGGGTTACCCATTGACCATCTGATGCCTGGTAAGGTGCGCACCCTGTTTAACACGCAGGTGCAGAAAGCGGCCATGTCTGTGTTTGCCTGTGAGTTCGATACCCGGTTTGATTCGGAATCACTGGAGAACGGGCGGTTTCCTCTGGTGCCGGCCGACCTGCCGCCCGGTCATCCTGACCAGATTTTTGGCGAGTATGGTGGTGCCAGCAGTGAAGATGATCCGGCCTGGCTGACAACCGATTTGCAGTATTTCCTGAACGGCCAGGAGCCGTTCGTTGCTGAGGACATTATTCATCATGAAAGTTAAAGCCCGTGAAGGGATCCGGGTACCGCGCGAGGATAACGCCCGCCGGTACATCGAGCAGGAGCCCGTCGAGGTTCCTGAAAGCACCTACTATCAGCGCCGCCTGAATGATGGCGACCTGGTGAAAGTGACGGATGCGACCGTTGATGTGACGGCCGCTGCAGCAACGACCGGCAAAGGAACTAAATAATGTCCAGCCCGAATATCTCTTTCGACAATATCCCGTCGAGCATCCGCAAGCCGGGGCAGTATTTCGAGTTCAACACGCGACTGGCGGTACGCACGTTGCCGGCGAACGCGCAGAAGGTGCTGATTGTCGCCCCTATGCTCGCCAGCGGTAGCCTTGATCCGCTTGTGGCCACCAGTGTCTTCAGCGGCGATGAGGCTGCGGTTTACTTTGGTTACGGGTCCGTTGCGCACCTTATGGTCGTGACGGCCATTAGCACCTATGCCTATCTTGACCTGACCGTTATCGGTGTCAGCGATGCGAGCGCCGGCGTTGCCGCTGCCGGTACGTTGACCATCACAGGGCCTGCCAGCTCGCAGGGCGTTGTCAGCCTGTGGGTTGGTAAAAACCGCGTGGATGTGGCCGTCAGTGCGGCAGACACCGCAACGGCCATCGCTGCAGCGATGAAGACTGCGATCGACAATCAGCCGGAACTGCCCGTTACCACCGCAGTAGCTGCAGGGGTCCTTACGCTGACCGCGAAGAACAAAGGTACCGCCGGCAACGATATTCGCCTGCGTGCACAGACTACCGCGTCAGGTACGACGACTGCCATCGTTGCGATGGCCAGCGGGGCCACTGACCCGGATATCGCACCGGCGCTGGCAAGCGTCGTAGCTGCAGGTCACAACATCATCATCAGCCCGTTCTGCACCCAGGCAACGCTGACGACACTGCGAACCCACCTGGATTTTGTTTCCGGTCCGATGGAGCAGCGCGGCGCGGTGGGCGTCGCCGGCTGGCCGGGTACGCTCGCCGCCGGTACCACGCTGGCATCACAAATCAACAGCGGACGTATTACTGTGGGCTGGCATAACGGTTCCGTCATGCTGCCGGCAGAGATTGCGGCGGCATATGGCGCACGTATTGCCAGTGAAGAAGACCCGGCCCGACCGCTGAACACCCTGACGCTGGCGTTGGATGTGACGGACCTCGCCAGCCGCCCGGGACGAACCGAGCAGGAAAACGCGCTGCATAACGGCCTGACACCGTTTGAGGTGGGGGCCGGTGAGACCATGCAGATCGTCCGGGCCATCACGACCTACACCCGTAACGCCAGCGGCGTCGATGATGTGTCCCTGCTGGACCTGACCACCATCCGAACCCTGGATTACGTGCGTAAGGCATGCCGCGAGCGTATTGCGCTGCGTTTCCCGCGCAGCAAGCTCTCCACCCGCACACCTCCGCTGGTGAAAAGCGAGCTCTATGACGTGCTGCTGAAGCTGGAAGAACTGGAGATTATTGAAAACGTTGAGGCGAACAAGGACAAACTGATTGTTGAGCGCGACAGTCAGGACAGCAACCGCCTTAACGCCCGTATCCCGGCGGACGTGGTAAACGGCCTGCATGTGTTTGCCGGTGTCATCGACCTGTATTTATAAGGAGTTTTTAAATGGCACTTGAAGAATATGTGGGCGCGATCGTCCTGTACGTGGATAGTCTGGAAATTGAGGTAACCGATATTCGTCCTCAGACGAACACCGGCCGCAAGCTGGTCAAGACCATGAACCGTACCGGCCGCGCCAAAGGGTATGCAAAAGGCATCGCCGAGCATTCATTGCAGATCACCGTCGTGATGCCGAAAAACGTCGCGCAGCCGGACTGGGATGAAATGGTCGGTGCGAAGCTGACTCTGATGGATATGGACGGAAACCCGCTGTACTCCTATCTGGACTGCTTTACCACTCAGACCGGCGAACAGTATGGCGTGGACAATGAAGCCCGCCGCGATCTCACCATTCAGTCACTGCGTAAGGTACAAGGCTAATGAAAGCGTCAGGAGAATTGTTATTCGGCATTCCTTCAGGGGACGGCAGTGTTATCCATTATGACTACACCGTGATACTGCCGGTGATTCGTCATACCGTGAATGCACTACAGGCAACAATGGAAGCACTTGGCGAGACGACCAGTGCGGCGGCACATATGTACTATCGCGTTGCTGTCCTGGCGGAAGTGATTCAGTCTCTCGGGAGCCTCAGTGCCGATGAAATCACCGCTGAACTGCTGCTGGATGGGCTGACTGACGATGATATGGATCTGCTTGATGCAGAGCTTGCCGGGCTCAAAAAAAAGCGGATGCGCACGCTGCCGGACTCAGCGGACTCCGGCGAGCCATCCTCGCCCTCGGACAGTACGGGATCAGAGAAGACAGCGTCAGGGGAATGACGCCAGGCGAGTTACAGTCCTGGCTTGACGATCTGGCACGGCTGCAGGGGAAAAAACCTGCAGGCCGTGCACCTCATATCAAATCCCGCAGGGCCTCCAGGAAAAAGGGGAAACGGTAAATGCGTGACTTAAAGCTTGCCATGACCCTGCTTGCGCGGGATCAGGGTTCTAAAGCCTTACGGCAGGCGCTGACAGATATCCAACGCCAGACGAATGCCAACAAGAAAGCCGAAGATGATGCCTCTCGTGCCCGGGAGCAATCCTCCCGTGAAGGCATCCGCGCATCACGCACCCTCCAGCAGGAATATCAGCGGGCGGCCAGTGCCCGTTCCACACTGGGGATTCGTTCTGAAAAAGATATTCAGCGCGAAATCATGCAGACGCAGGCCGCTTACAACCGGTTGCTGCGCTCCGGCACCATGAGTGCCAATGAACAGACTCGAGCATTCAGGTCCATGACCAGCCAGGTTGCACAGTTACGCACTGAGCTAAATGGCGCGGGCCAGTCTATGTCGCGTATGGAACGCATGCGTAACTGGGGCGGTAACGCAACTGCGATTGCGGGCGGCGTGACGGCAGCGGCCGCAGTACTGCGTGAGCCTGTTCGTAATCAGATGAGTTATGAACAGCGTCTGGCCATGATGGCCAATACGGCATTTTCTGATCGAGATACCTCCGGCCGTCGTGCAGGTATGCAGTCGATGGACCAGCTTGTTCGTCGTTCCGTTGCTGTCGGCGGCGGCAGTAAAGAGTCTGCTGCTGAAACACTGGATACCTTACTTGCCTCTGGTGCTGTGGATTATGATTCGGCAGAGAAGTTGCTCCCGACACTGCAAAAATATTCATCTGCATCAGGAGCTGATGCTAAAGACCTTGCACAGATTGCCATTCGTCTTAAGCAGTCCTTTGGTATTACTGACGAACAGCTCCCCACGGCATTGAATATGGCGATTAAATCCGGTCAGTTAGGTTCCTTTGAGCTGAAAGACCAGGCTAAATGGCTTCCGCAGCAACTTGCAGCAGCCAACGCGCTGGGCATGCGGGGGCTTGGAGATCTGGCTGTTCTGCTCGGTTTTAACCAGACCTCTGCAATTACTGCAGGCTCCACTGATGAGGCTGGTAACAATGCTGTTAACCTTCTGACCAAAATTAACAGCCAGGATGCTGCTAATGCCGCCGCCAGAGTCAAATACAACGGTAAAGGTATTGACCTCCCGGGAACACTCATCAAGGCGCGTGGTAAAGGTATCAATGCACTGGATGCTTTCAGTGGTGTCGTAGATAAAGTTGTCGGTAACAATCCCGAATTTCAGAAGCTAGAGAAGCAACTCAATAGTACGTCGAATGATTCAGAAAGGCGGGAGATTATGGAGTCCCAGGCGAAGCTTCTGGAAGGCTCTGCCGTTGGACAAATTCTTGCGGACCGTCAGGCGCTGATGGCTCTCATCTCTTACCGTTCTAATCGTAAATACGCCAAAGATGTTATTAAGGGGGTTAATGCTGAGCGAGACCTCCCAACAGATCGACAAGCCGGGGAGCAAAACTTTGCATTAATCGAAGGGACTAACCTTTATAAAACTAGTCAGTTAGGTAACCAATCCGACTTTGCACAGATGGATGCCATCAAGCCTCTGTCTGAAGTGCTAGGCACGTTGTCAAAAAACCTCACCGACTATGCAGCTGAATACCCCGGGTTGACCACTGCCGTTGCAGGGGCAACAACAGGCATTAAAGCGCTGGCTGCTGCTGCGGCAGCCATAGCGGGCATCCGCTTCCTTACCGGTGGAGGTATCCCCGGTATGGGTAGAAAAGGTGGCAGCGGCGGTGGCTCTTTCAGTCCTGCAGACCTCCTTACCGGTGGCGGAGCGTCTGGGGCCGGTGTGGTTCCGGTCTATGTGACAAACTGGAAAGAGATAGGTGGCGACGAAAAGAACGGGGTAATGGATGCACTCAAGGATATTCCAGGCTTTGTTGGTAAGTTTGCTGCTTACTTTACGGCAGCTGTGGCCATAAAGGATTCACTTGATGAAAAAATGGATGGTCTGAATCAGGAAGCCGAAGAAAAAGGGATGTCCCCAGGTGAGCTGATGATGCAAAAAATGGAAGAGGAAAAGAAAAAGCAGAAGCCACTGTTCGACTTCGATATTTCTTCATGGTGGTCATCCCCTCAGAATATCCGCGTCCCTCAGAGCGCCAACGGTTACCCGGTACCTCCGTTCGCGCAGCAGCCGGCGCAACAGGTCCCCATTAATATCACCACGCAACTGCAGGTAGATGGCCGGGTACTGGCTGAGGTGGTTAACGAGGCTAACAACCAGTCCGCCACCCGTGGCCCACAGGGAGGACCGCACTGATGGCATGGGAAACAGACCTGCAGGACGCCAGCTTCCGGGGCGTCGCGTTCGATATCATCAACACCCGCGACAGCATGCAGCGCGATATCGCCCAACATGAATACCCGTACCGAGACGGAGCCAATATTGATGATCTCGGCGCTAAACCTCGCAGCCTGCAGTGTCAGGCGGTTTTCTTCGGTGACGACTACGAAAGCCGACTGCAGGCGTTTATGGCGGCCATTTATACACGTGGTCCGGGCGAGCTGATACACCCGGTGTTCGGGGTCATGCCGGACATGCTGTGCTACGTTTACCAGGTGAATCACGAGGCCGATAACCCCGACTACTGCACAGTTGATCTGCAGTTCCTGCAGGACGGTCTGGATGTCGAATTCTTTGTACGCGAGTGGCCACTCAGCCAGGCTGACGCCATCTTTAACCAGGCTCAGGGAATTCTCGATAACGCCGCGACGCTGCTGGATAACGCCATGAAGCCGCTACGAACGGCGCGGCAGTATCTGGCCCGGGCCAAAGCGCTGGGGGTGACGGCGCTGAATATGGTTGCGGTTCTGCGCGGCGATATCACCGGGTTTATCAGCAGCACCACCGATTTTGTTAACTTCCCGTCGGCCTTCATGAACGATATTCAGTCGGCCCTTAGCCTGCAGAGCTCAGCAGCGATGAGCTCCATCAGCAGCGACTCTGCCGTCTATGCGTCAGCGCCGGCCGTGGTCATCGCGGACTGGGCGGCGGTAAAAACACAGGCCGATGAAGTGGCCGCGCTGCCGGCGGGTCTGGTCACTGGCGATGTAACCGCATCAGTCGAGATGCCGGCGAACGTGACCACCAGTGATATCCGCGAGCTCATCGCGATGACCATGATCAGCGTGGCCATCGAGCTGGCGCAGCAGGCGTCAGACCTTCTTAGTGATGAGACCATCACGGCTTCACTCAGTCCCGCTGATATCAGTCTGATCGCCGGTGATGCCCGTCAGGCGGTACAGAACGCCATCGACAGCGTGCGCAGTACCTGGGCGGCAGAGATGGAGAACATCAGCAGTTCAGCGACGTCGATCGCCCTGCAGTATCAGCCGGTGATTGATGGCCTGCGCGATACTGCTCTGTCCCTGCAGTCGATGGCTGTGGCCCTGATTAATGCCCGGCCGCCGATGATTCAGCGCACCGTGGCCAGCGCCACGAACCTGCACCTGCTGGCGCATCTCTGGTACGGCGACTACACCCGTGCCGGCGAGCTAAAACTCCTTAATCCGTCCCTCCGGGACCCTAATCACATCATCCCGGGAGACGTGCTGAATGGCTACGCAGAATAAGCAGGCCGCGCAGGATATCGACCTCGACAAAGTCTCTGTGATCGTCGGTGGTAAGGTGCATTCCGACTGGTCCGGCTACGGTATCGACAGCGACTTTCTTATCCCCGCCGATGCCTGGTCGATGCGTCTCGGTCTGCCTGCCGGCATCTTCCCTGAAGGCGTGGCCCGGGGCGTTCCCGTTCAGGTTCGCGTCGGGCCGGATGTTGTGATGTCCGGGCGCATAGACCGGGTTTCCCGTACCGTCAGCCGGGATCAGGTATCGCTGTCCGTCACCGGCCGTGACGGTGCGGCCATCCTGGTGGACTGCGCATCACCTTTGCTGACCAGCCGTCAGGCCAGCCTGGAAGAAGTCATCGCCCAGGTCGTGCGGCCGCTGGGTATCAAAAACATCGAGCTGCACGCCGAGAGCTCGATCCGCAATGACAAAATCACCACCGAACCGGGCGAGCGTGCCTGGGATATCCTGCTGCGGGCCTGTGCCGGTCGCGGGCTCTGGCCGTGGTTCCGGCCTGATGGCACGCTGGTCATCGGTGGCCCGGATTATACGGCTGCGCCGGTGGCCACACTTGTAATGCGTCGTTCGGGCAAGGGCAATAACCTGCTCAGTCTCACCGATGAAAGCAGCATGGAGCGCAGTTTCTCCCGTCTGACGGTGCTGGCGCAGGGGCATGCACACTCGACTAACAATAAGAAAGAGCTGGGGATCATCGACGTCAGCAGCACCACTCCGCTGACGGTAACGGAAGATGCCGACACTACCGACACCGAACTGGACACGGGCCTTCCTGAGACCGGCCAGCATGGGCTGCAGTTTATCGTTGAAGATCCGACGGTCACGTATTACCGGCCGCAGGTGGTGGTCATGCATGACGCCGATGACCTGGACCAGGTCCGCTACCGCGCCCGCAAGATGATGGCCGATGCTCGCCTGGAGGGTTACAGCCTGATTGCCCGGGTTCAGGGCCACCGTACCAGCGACGGCGTCCTGTGGGAGCCCGGTCAGCGCATCCACGTTATCAGCGAGCCGCACGGCATCGATGCCGTCTATTTTCTGATGGGGCGGGAGTTCACCGGCGGTCGCCCGGGCAGCGCGGTGACCACGCTCAGATTGAAAGAAGACGGCGTCTGGATACCCGACGCGTGGCCGAAGAAGAAAAAGGCCCGCAAGGGACGGAAAAAGAAAAAGCAGGAGACAGCGATAATCGATGTGGAACCAGGTTGATTTACGTATCCGCTCCGCACTGCGCGGTATCAGGCTCGCTTTCAGGGGGCGTTTAACCCGCGTTAAAAGCGATTTAACTATCCAGCAGGTGCAGGTTAAAGGACTTGCCGGCGAGCAGCTGCAGGACGCCGAACTGTTCCAGCACTTCGGGTTTACCAGTTGCCCGCCTGCCGGCACTCAGTGTATCGTGCTCCCCATCGGTGGCCAGACGTCGCACGCCATCATCATTGCCACCGAGAACGGCGCGTACCGCCTGCAGGTGGCCAGCGGCGAGATGGCCATCTACTCCGAGGAAGGCGCTTTTGTGCATATCAAAAAGGGCCGTATCGTCGAGGTGCAGTGCGATGAGTACCTTGTGAAAACCAAAAAATACACCGTCGAAACTGAAGATTACGGCGTCACAGCGTCAGCCGGCGCGACCTTTGAAACGCCATTACTGAAAGCCAGCGACCAACTGGCCGACGGTAAATCGACGCTCGATGAGATGCGCGAGACCTATGACGACCATGACCACAATCATGGCGGAGACGCCGGTACCACCAATAAACCGAACCAGCCTATGTAACCCCCGCCAAACCCACTGACACCTGTCTGTCTGTTCGTATCCGTCCGCGCTGTCATCATGGCAGCGTGGACAGACTATTAGATCCGACAACCGGCGACTACGCCGGCACGAGCACCAGCACCCTGGCTAACGCAGTGTATCTGCGTCTGACCATCCCGCTCGGCTCATGGTGGGCGCAGCCGTCTGTCGGCTCAAAGCTTTACCTGCTGAGGAGAGAGAAAGATGTAACCCGCGTACATAAGCTCGCTCGCCAGTATGCCGAAGAGGCGCTGGCACCGCTGACGGCCGATACCGACGGTCGGGCAAAAAGTATCACAGTAGAAACCTTTCAGGGGGAGCCGGGCTGGCTCCTTTTATTGATCACCGTTATTCAGGCCGATGGTATTACCGTCCCCTTTAAGCATTTTGTGAGGGTTATTTAATGCCGTTTATCACGCCGACGTTTGACAATATCCGCAGTGATATTCTGCGCGATATTAAAAACCTGAATACAGACGCGGATATCGGCGTTGATAGCGACTTATATATCCGCGCCAGCGCAGTAGCCAGCGTGGCCACCGGTATTTATCAGTATCAGGGCTGGATAGTTCGCCAGATATTTCCCGACACCGCCGATACCGAGTTTCTCGAATGGCACGCCCGTACGCGCGGGTTGTATCGCAAGTCAGCCACCACGGCCAGCGGTATCCTTACGGTTACCGGCGAACCCGGCGCGACGGCAGCAGCCGGCTACAGTGTGACGCGTGGTAGCCTGACGTATACCACCACGGCTGCCGTGACGCTTGATAGTGACGGTAACGGCACGGTAGCGGCAAGCTATTCCACTGCCGGCGCTGCCGGTAATACTACGGCCATCACAACAGGCACATTTACCAGCACGCCGACAGGGTTCGACAGTACCGTTATTATCGGGATTATGTCCGGGGGGACTGACCAGGAATCGGATACCGAGCTGCTGGACCGTCTGCTTGACATTATTCGTCGCGCACCAGCCGGCGGGAATAAGCACGACTACCGCCGCTGGGCGATGTCCGTGGATGGCGTCACGGCCGCTTATGTATATCCTCTTCGGCGCGGGCTGGGTACTGTTGACGTGGTTATTACCTCAGCCGACGGTTTACCCTCCGCCGAAATTATTGCCGCCACGCAGGCATATATTGACGATGTACGGCCGGTAACAGCAAAGAACTGCCTGGTACTGGGGCCAACGATTAAAACGGTAGACCTGGATATTCAGGTTTCGCTTGATGGTGTGACAATTGATGTGGCGCGTGAAAACATTATTTCTACGCTGACCGACTATATCAATAAATTACCGCCAGGTGAGCCCTTTATTCGTTCTCAGGCCGAGATGCTGATTTCTATCGTGACCGGCGTTGTGGACCGTGTCATCGTTTCGCCGACGTCGAACGTATTTCCTGATGTCAGTGAAACCGTCGTGGAATGGATCCGTGTCGGCAGCATCGAGGTATCGCAGCTATGAGCAATGCGAAGAACCTCTTATCCCTGTTACTGCCGCCTGTTGCATACGATACGCAGCAACCAGCCTTATATGCTGAGTTATCGGCAGAAGGTAACGCATTCGATGCAACGGATGAATCAGCAAATAATGCACTGAATGCTGTTGCACCCTTTTTTGCTGATAACCTGCTGACAGACTGGGAGCGTGTTTTAGATGTCACACCTAATGAGGATGACGGTTATCAGCAGCGTCTCGATCGGGTTCTGATTAAGTTGTCAGAAATTGGTGGTTTGAGTATTCCGTATTTCATCACCATGGCCAGCAGGATTGGCTACACCATCACCATTGACGAATTACAGCCATTCAGGGTCGGTTCCAGTCGTTGCGGTGACACACTATATATCGACGACATTATTTTTACGTGGCGGGTAAACGTCTATGGGTTAGAAGTTCCTCTTTATTATTTCCGCGCTGGGACTTCCCGCGTTGGCGGACGGCTCATGACGCTGGGCGATAAAGTTCTTGAAACGACATTCAATGAATTAAAACCCGCTCATACCCTTTGTTATTTCCTCTACGAATCTGAAATGACCTATCCACTTTATCTGGATGGTTCATTTGCGCTGGATGGCGAACAGCCAATGACCGGCTACGTAGAAAAAACCACCGATTAACGGAGTATTTTATGCAAAGCCTGATGCCTCCGGTTGATGCACCAAATAATGAATTCAGCGACGGTAACCCCTCGCTGGGGACGTTAGGAACCATTGTCAGAGCGCTTTTTCTGAATAATGTGCAGGATGCCATTCGTTCTGTACAGCGTGAATTATTGTCAATTCTGGCTGCTGCAAATATCAACCCTGATGGCGACAGTAATAATCAGGTATTGCAGGCTATTAATAAAATCATGGTGGATTCAAATATGTCGGTACCTTACGGCATACCGCTACCATGGCCAACCAGTACGCCACCTACGGGATATTTAATCTGCAACGGTGCGTCATTCAGCGCAGCGACCTATCCGAATCTGGCTGCGGTTTATACTGGCGGCTCGTTACCTGATTTACGGGGCCAGACAATCAAAGGATTACCGGCCTCTGGTCGTGCGCTGCTAAGTCTTGAAGCTGATGGTAACAAAACCCATACCCATGGCGCATCGGCGTCCCAGACTGACTTAGGCACAAAAACAACCAGCAGTGACAACAAACACGATCACGGCTGGGGAGCCGGGATGCAGAAACAAGGTGGCAGCGACCAGGAGGTCGGTGGCAATGGCGGTACGGGATTCGGGCGGACCTCTGTGCAACCGCCGCATTCACACACACTTTATATCGGCCCGCATGGTCATACGATAACCATCGATGCTTCCGGTAATGCAGAAACCACCGTTAAAAACATGGCATTTCATTATATTGTGAGGGCAGCGTGATGAGCGGCGATATTAAAGCAGTATTTGATAGCAATTTGCTTGCAACTCAGGCGGGTACCGTTCAGGTATTTCATTTTGATATGGCTTCCCGTGAGTTTATCGGTACCGAGGAAGTTTATATTCATGTCGGTGTTGGCCTGCCTGCCTTTTCATGCCTGGAAGAACCTCCTGTACAAAGTGAATATCAGGTTGCTGTTCGTTCGGAAGATAATTCGTCCTGGTCTGTTACCGATGATTATCGCGGTATCACGGTCTATGACATTCAGACGCTGGCCAGCCACGTTATTACCGAGCCCGGCCCCATACCCGATACTGTTACGCGCCTGGCACCATCAACCCCATATGACAAATGGGACGGTTCTGCCTGGGTAACAGATGCAGATGCACAGCATGCTGCAGATGTCGCTGCTGCTGACGTGCAAAAGAAACAGCAGATGACTCAGGTCTCAGCAGATATCTCCATTCTTCAGGACGCTGTCACTCTTAATATGGCCACAGATGAAGAAAAATCCCGACTGACTTCTCTGCAGGCATATCGCGTGCTGCTTAATCGTGTCGATACATCTTTTGCCCCTGATATTAGCTGGCCCGTTACGACAATTACGGAGGATGATAATGTCTAATTTACCTGAGCAGACAGCATGGGAATCAGTAATTCACCAACTTGAAGAGTCTGATCGGGCAAAGGCTGGGCCGGGTGGTGTATTAAATCTCCAGGCGAATCAACTGGCGAATCGTACACAGTGGCTCAGAGCGTTAGTGGAATCCGCTCAGGATTACCGGGAATATACATTTTATAAATCAGAATCGGACCCTGATGGAACCATCTCAGGGCTTGCAAACACTCCTGCGGGAAAAATGTTTCGTGTAGCTCAAGGTGCTGATAATACTCTTTCATTCATCTATTATTTAAATAATTCAGGCGCAGCAACGGTAGTATCAGAAATGCCGGGTCAGGGCTCAATTGATGAGATAAGAACTCTTATTCATGATGATTTTTTATCGCCCGGATACTCTGTTGCATTTTCAGATCCTATGGGAAATGTTTCCGCATTTATTAAAGAGACCGCAGGTTGGGAGTTCTTTGATTTAACGATCGGTGCAACGCAGACTGTAGATTCCGAGACCTTTGGATATGTAGAGGCCACAACTGACCCTGTGGGGAATGTTGCGTTTGGCATTCGAGATACCGGCGTGGTGGATGCGCCGGAACTGATGTCAGGCGGGATTGTTATCTCTGAAGCGGAGATGCCCGGATGGGTCGTTGCCTGGACAGACTCTGACGGGAACATAGTATTTGGTCTGCGGGAGGACGGCACTGTCTATCCTGAGTCGTCCGGCGGTAGCGATGGGGCTGTAGAGTTCAGCGCTAACGATTCAGATGTTATTGCAATCTTGGGTGACAGCTACACAGACAGTCTCTATACGTTGCGTGATAAAAGCTACATCGGAAATTTATCTGCTTTATCTGACTATCGATTTCGTAATTACGGGGTGTCAGGTAACACCGCAACCGCCATTAATAAACGTCTGGTCGATGGTAGCGCATATTTTGACGGGAAAACGTTTGAGCAGATGAACGCTAAATATGCGCTCATTATGACCTACCAAAACGACTCAGCCTATTTCATCAATCACGCGATGGAATACTACATGTATAACATGGAGCGTCTTATTGATTCTGTCATGGCGTATGGGGCTGTACCGATCGTCGTGGCGGAGTGGGTAATATCAAATGAAGCCGCTGTACAGCTGAGAGCTCTGTGTGAGCGTCGTGGAGTAGCATTTATCTATAATGCTAATTTCATGAAAGAGGTGGGGAACCTGGTGCTGTCTAATTTTCATCAGGGCCACCCGGGAACGCGTACCAATGGCGTCATCTGGGCGTCACTCTATGAGCATCTGCGCAGGATGCCGAGGCCGACCCGGTCCATTAAAATATACCGCCAGCGCCCGACGTTCTCTCCGTCAGCAGATCCCGATATGCTGTTCTCTGACAGCATCGACATGCTAACTAAATGGAAGGAGATTCGCGTGTCTCACCGGTCACTCTCAGACGCCGATGAGCCGTATTTTGAGGAGTTGCGCGGCAGGGGGAACGTAACATCCTGGCAGGTTCGCGCTGACGAATATGACCTGCTCGGCGGCGTTGGCGTGGCCTATACAAACCGGTTGCTGGTTAACATCACCTATCCGGCAGGCGCGGTTGGGATGAAACAGGCCGGTTTCACGCTCCAGTGCGATGCCGATACTGAGATTTTCATCCGGCATATCCTGGACTCAGCCACGTCTATAGGGCAGTCGGGGGATGTTACCCCGGGCGCAACGAGCACCAGTACGCTA